TGTCGTTAATTTTTTGCCATCCAGCAGAATATTCTAATGAATCACCTATACCAGATATATTTGTTGTATATGTTTCATAACTATTAGGTAAAAATTGTATACTAATAGTATATTTAAGTCTTAATTGTTGTTCTGATGATACAGTGACTGATGTAGGATTTCCCTCAGAATCAACTATTCTAAATTTTGAAAATAAAGGAGTATTTCTGGTATAATTAGGACTGAATCCGAGTTCAGTAAATGTTCCTGATATGGCACCAACATTTGTTTGAATACCTTGTGATACAGTGCATACAAAAGGATTAGATCCCACAGGCGGTATAGTGAGTAAATTGTACCCGGTATATCCAGATGATGATAATCTACTTACACCTACATATGTTGTTTCATTTCCTAATAATGTGTCTGTAGCAGAGGGGAAATCTGTTCCAGTACCTATGGCAAAATAATATAATAGATTTCCAAATTTACCGTCTGCCCCTATTAGATTATAGGTTGCTATATAATCTAATCCACAATCTAATATCATATTAGTACTTTTTGGTTCTATTTTATTATGAATACTTCCATCTTTATTTACAACTTCTAAAATATCAATTTTACCTGATAAGCTAATTTTTGCTCCGGTATTCATTATTTCATCCTCCTATTATTCAATAATACTTTCCCAATATTCTCCACTATCTATAATTATTTCATTCATATTTAATGTATCACCAGATACAGGTTCTGTTGTTGTAACTGTAGTGATATATTCTCCACTATCTATAATTATTTCATTCATATTTAATGTATCACCAGATACAGGTTCTGTTGTTGTAACTGTAGTGATATATTCTCCACTATCTATAATTACACTACTTTGTTGAATCATACTTTCAGCAATATATTCTCTATCTTCTGATTTATATGATCCATTCTTTCTTATATATAACCATGACTCTACACTTGTAAAGCCATTTTTTATAAGTACAGTTTTTATTATTTTAGCCGTTCCCATTGGGTCTGATTCCAAAAATGGATTAGCATATATAATAGAACTATTATATAATGTTGACGATGATGTAGGTGTTGATCCGTCTGTTGTATAATATATATCATAAGGTTCGGATATATTTGTATTTATATATATTGTCAATGGAAATAAAATATCATTATAATAATTGTCAGGTATTGAAAATGTAGGTCCTGTTATATAATATAATCCATTATCAATGAATATTGTTGTATTAAGATTATCTTGATACCTATCAGATGAAATACCAGGTACACCATAACTTATATCCAATGTGGTATTTTCTGTAATTGTTATTGGTAATGAGTCTGGTTTTATCCATTCCCATGTTTCTGCATCATTAAAATATATTGTATAACTACCAGGAGGTACAGGTAATTCACCACCACTATCTATCCATTCTACTACCTCTGTCACTCCGGGATCCTCAACAGTCCATTTCTGAGTATTTGGTGTCAAGTTTACTTTAAGGAAAAATACATCCGATGATGTACCAATTTTAGTCCCACCACTTCCAACACCACCACCATCATATATTTTATGATATTTTATAATACTATTACCTTCATATATATAAACATCCGGCCGAATATATTTTGCCATACTTCTCCTAATTCTCTAAATTAAATAAGAGAGTATCTAAGTGTAATAGTGGAAATTGATTATATCCTAACTGTATTCGTCTAAGAATATTAAGATTATTAAGATTATCATATTCTGTGTCTGGTTCTATATAATAAGGATACATTTCGTCAGATTCATATATTGTTTTTGAAACATAATAATTGGGATCGTCAGGATCATAAATATTTATTCCAATATCTCTTACTACTAATGATCTTAATCCCCTTATATTAGAGAATGCATTTGTATCTGATGTTTTTGTAGTATCTAATATATATTCTGTAATATCAGTAAAGGATATTATTTCATTAAAATTTCTATTAGCTGGTTTAAAATAATACAATATTTTGTCCCGTACATCAGCCATGACATTTGCAAATGTATAGTTTGATTTAATTTTTAATCCTATTTTTAAAGAAATATATAATAATTCTGGTACAACAAAATTTTCTTTTACTGTAAGAATTTTTCTATTTTTCAAATATAATGAAATATTATCTGTATAATCACTATCATATACAGTTGCTAAACATGGATATGTGAGAACATCATCGTTGTTATTATGAGCAGATGGTCTTTCTGTTAAACATGTACCATCTACCCATTCATTAGGAATTATAGTTATATAGACATTATTATAATCTAATAATGATCCAAATTGTGATTGTTCTTGTTCACCCCATACCATGGCTTTTATAACGTCAGACCTTGATTCTAAATGTGATATATAATCATTTTTTGTTACATTTCTATATTGTGAATGTAAACTTCCAATTACATTATTTTTTATTTCATCTATTGTATCTGGATTAGATCCACCGACAGAAGAATTATTATTATATAATGTATAATAATCCGATGATATATATGATGATGATCCATTTATGCTACAAGTTAGCCACCCAACATTATCTGGTTTATTTATAACACCCTCACCAACATTTCCATCAACACCAGAAGAAACTATTGCTAATATGGTAATATTATCTGTAGATGTAGGAATATTTCTAGTATTAGAAAATTCTATATAATATTTTTCATATTTGTCATATTTGAACATGAATGTATTATTATTATCAAGACCAGTAGATTCATCAATTTCTTCGTACCAATTAGATATTCTTGACCATTGTGTTGTACCATTTATATACATTCTTATGGTATTAAAATATGTGGAATCACCATAATCATATTTGTTTACGGGTAGGTATATTCTATTATCAACGATGTCACTGCCTTTATAATTATATCTTACAACACTTCCTTCTCTTACAGTAATATTAATTTCGGGATTTTCTAATGCTGAAGATATTGATATTGATGTAGTTTCATTTGTAACAACAAATGTAAGATTTGTTCCATCAGAATTTGTCACCCCTGTAGAACTTGTTAATAAAGACCATTCATCAATAATAATTTCTCCATTGGGAACATCATAAGATGAACCAGAAATAGCGGATAGATTTAAAGTGACATTTGCTTGTGATGATATATATCCACTGGGGCTATATCCTCCTATTTCTGCTAGCATATGTGTTGTTTCATACATATTAGATGTAGAAGGATATACATTTTTTGCGATAGTATTCATATAGTATGTATTAAGAGATATGAGATATGATATCAACTCAATCATTACAGTTATATTAGCACCCTCTAAATTATAATCTTTGAATACGGGATTTACGGCCAATAAATTTTTCAAATTAGTCTTAGCAGTATCAAAATCTATATCTATGTAATTTGGGACTAAGGTATTTGTTGTCGTCATTTCATAACTCCATTATGTTTGTGATAATACGAATTCTATCTCGTCAGTATTTATACCAGAAACAGTTTTTATATTGTATTCAAGTTTTATCTGATACATCATATCATCGATATTTGATTGAACAGTAACATTTGATATACTTATACGAGGTTCCCAATATGTAATTTCTTCTATTATAATACTTCCTATTTTTTTAGCTGTAAAATTATCAATAGGTTCAAATAATAATTGTTCTAATGATGCTCCAAATTGGGGCATCATCCGTCGTTCCATTTTTTTTGTCATAAGAATATTTCTCACAGAATTTCTTATAGCATCTTTATCATAGTCTTTTACCAGATCATTTGTTTTAATATCTTTTTTGAACTCTGAATTTATATCTGAATATATATTAGTGGTCATTATGTTCCCCCTAAGATTCTATATTTATAGTTGTCATATTTTCTGTTATAGGTAAACCATTACCTAATTTTACCATTGTACTATTTGTATGTGTGTTTATAGTTTCAGAACCACTTACAATGAAGTATCTAATAGGGATAAGACTATCATCAAATGTACATATTAATTTTGTTTCTTCTGGTAATTCATTACCGGGATAATTAAATGTTACACCATCTTCATATTCTACATCGGTAAGAAAACTACCGCCTGAAATTTGAACAGATAATAAGTTATCAGTAAATGTAATATTCATTGTTGATCCTGATGTAGATTTTGAATATGTTTCTAATATATCAGGGATGATAATAACCTTTGTATATGGATCTCCTATATATTCAGATGATATTACATCAACTCCTTTATTACCATCTACACCACAATCAATAAGTAGTGGTGCTCCTGATGTAAATACAGAAGTCATATCACTGGGATAATAAAATGTCATTTCATTTTCATATATAGGTGTTTCTGGTAATGGAGACCAAGTTGTATATTCTCTGTATATAGAATTAATTTGGTCTTGTTTATTTTTATTAAAATTCATTATATCCATACCAGACGATAATGCAGATATTTTCCCTAAAATACCATATGTTCCAGTAGAACCTAATGGGTGATATAAATGATCATATGCAAAGTCATAATTTGATATATATTTTATTATAGTAGCATCATTATTCCAAGATATTCCTTCGGGTACACCTACTGTATTCAATGATGATGTTAATATATTTGGAAATACAGTATATTTTCCATCTCCTTCATATGTCATTATAGTAGTTATTCCTAAATTAGTTTCAATTTCTAACCCCACGGGTAGATTATGTAAAGATGATGTTGTAAATGTTTCTTCGTCAACAAATGTTACATTATCTTTCACCACTGAATTATTATCTAAAAATGTATATCCTGGTGTGTATGTTGCTGAAACATCATATATTTCTGATAAATCTGATGTAAGTTCTCCCCCAGATACAGTAACAATTGTATCGGTAGTGTATGTAGATGATACAACATTACATCTTACATATGTTCCACCAAGATTACATAATAATTGTTTATTAGTAGTAAATGTATATGTCATGTCTTGTCCTATACACATGAAAGAATTAGAATTATTATATGATAGGGAATTTATAAATATTTTATTTCTAATATATATTACCCATTCTCCTATATTACCAACACCATAAGATCCAAATGTAACTAATGTTCCACCTAATGATGTGGCCTTATTTGTAAGATATGAATTCATAGGGGATAATATATTTACAGACATTATATCTAAAATAGCATCCCTCTCTTCAATAAGACTATCTAATTGATTTGTCGCTGCTGATGTTGATGTACTCAGAGCGTATGTCATTATTGAATATTCTTTTCCAATTAATTCTGTTATTTTATTCATTTTTATCTCCTATGCACAAAACACATTTCCAGATCCACCTGTTACGGTTCCAGAATAAGATCCGGTAAATGAATCCCCCATTCTAATAGATGGAATTCCACCTATTAGAATTTTTCCTGAACCACCTATAAGAGTACCGGTATGCCCACATGAAGCAAGGGCTATATCCATCATTCTTGCTGCTGGCATACCATTTATTAATACATTTGCTTGAGATGTAATTATAAATCCACCTACAGCAATAGGGTCTTTATGGGCGGTACATATTCCAAATGTAGAATCCATCATTCTACTAGCCGATATCATTGTAATGCTCCTGTAGCTGTTTTTGTTAGATAATTACAATCACTACACCAAGTAGGAATAGATTTATTGAGTGTGTTTATAGTTTCTGTAATTGTTGGTCTAGTTTTTTCCATTAAATCAATATATGACATTGATAGTTCATTTAAATTATTTAATTTAGTTGTGATTTCTTCCTGTTTTTCTTTATGAAATTTTATAGCTCTATTCCATAGAAGCTCTATTTCTTTATTACCATCTCTTATAGCATCTTCTCTGGCATTAATAAATTCATTATATTTATTTGACATTTCCTCATTTATACATTGATGTATATCTTTATTCCAATCTAATATATATTTTCGAGAATTTATAGTATCAGAAAAAACTGACATTGCTTTACCGAGAGTATTTCCTATTGATGTTTTAATATTAGATATTATAGTTGATGCTGATATCATCATGTTTTTCAATATGCCTGTCCCACTATTTGATAATATATGATAAGGATCAGATGAAAAACTTGTTGGAATAAAATCAATGTATAATTTATCTAATATATCTTGAAATTTGGGTAGTGTTGGTAAAGTTGGTGTAACAGGATTTATTTGATATGATCCCATTTTTAAATAATTAGATGGAAAGTCTAGTGATATTCCTTTAATATCATCCAATGTTGTTGTTATAGATGTTGATATAGAACTAGCGCTAGTGAGGGCTGTCTCCACATCTGTTATTAAACTTGTTATCATGTCTATATTTTGAAACATAGTATTATCCTATCATTATGACACCACCAGAAATTTGTACTAGGGCGCTTCCATTTATTGATGTAACAGTTCCTTTTACATCAGTTGATATACCACCACCTACAGTTGTTGAAAGGGATCCTTTTAATTCAGCTGCTGATGATGCTATTGCTCTAAAATTAATGGATGCATTAGATATATCTCCTAAATTAGCCAATAATTCAATATTTTTAATAATAGCTTCTAATTTTATTATATCTAACTGAGATTTTATTTTTACGGTATTACTTGTGTTTATTATTGTGTTTCCAGCAACTTTTAACTCAACATTGTTTTCTACATCATAAGAAATTTCACCAGCTTTTTTATTTATCATTCCCAATACAGTTTCATCTAAACTTCCAGAAATCATTGATTTTTTATTAGATAAAACTGTTTCACCAAAATTTGTAGATGATATATTTTTATCACCTGTAATTATTTCATTAATATCACCATTTACATTTATTTTTTGACTTCCTGTATATGTTTCATCAGTTCCCTTTCCTGAATCTTTAGATATTTTTCCTTCAGCATCAAGAATTATTCTGGCTTTTGAAGTTCCCTGCTCTATTATAATTTTTTCATATCCCGGTGTTGAATCAAGAATTATTTTATTTCCAGCTTTATCTGATAAAACAAAAGCATTTGGATATAAACTATCCTTATATTCATCATTACTATCCCAATCAGGTGAACCTAAAAATTCTTTTAGCGGAAATACACCATCAGGATCATAAAACCCCATGTTCGGATTTGCTGGTTCTTTTGGTATACCAGGAGCTGTAGCAAAATATCGTGGTTGCATTATATTTCCATTCTCAAAGAATAAAAATACATGCGCTCCTTGATATGGCACACCAAACATACCTGTTTTTGATATACCCCCAAATATAGGTAATGCTGGTTCAGACCATAATAAGTTTTCAGTAGGAACACCAGAAGTAGGAGATTCAACGATATCATTCGAATGGATCCCAAATATTCTTATTTTACATCTACCAGATTTTAGAGGATCGTCATTATCTTCAAACTACCCCCCTGAAAATGCCAAAGAATTTATCTTGTGGTATCACAGAATCTGAGAAAGAATGTTTTTGGTCTCCCATTTTGGTATCTCCTTAGCTATTAGGTCGCCATCCATTAATTTTTTTGATATTTATCCTTTTGATACATATATATCTGTTATATTTTTTCCTTTCTTTGTTCTTTTTAACATAGTATCTTCAATTGTATTATAACCTGTTTTCACACATATCATTAACTGTCTATATGGTGGTGTGACATTTAATCCTGATGTAAATTGATGTGTAATTGATCTTACGAGATAAAGACCTTCATACATTTTATGTGTCTTTCGTTTTGCGTCAGCACTTTTCCATAAAACATCTATAATCATCCCAGCATATCTTCTTGTATGCCCTTTGACAACCAATCCTACAGCAAATTGTTTTGAATATCTACGAATAAATTCATCATAGAATAAATTATCTATAATTTTTTCATCGGTTTCGGCTTCAAGTGTTACATTCGTTGACGGTTCACTTATATCAGGAAATAATGATGTTTTCCCAAGTAAACTATATTTATTGATGGCATCATCATATGTATACCTATTTGATAGGAGATATTTTCCATTAGAGATATACCCATGTTTTATAGACCCACTTAAATATTTAAATGATATCATATCAGGTGGGTCAACATACCAACTTAAAATTTTATTATAATCTTCTCCTGCTCCTGAAAATATATATCGTATTTTTTTACCAAATAAATCCCTTTCTCTATCTGTATTTCTAACTAATGTTTCAAGTGTTACAAAATTATTACCGAGAGTGTTTGAATAAAATAAATAACCAGGTAGAAGAGATTCTGATCCAGATGATCTATGCATTATCCATCTTAAAGACTCTGCTGGTGTCCAATATGGGATATAAAAATTATCAGTATATTCTACTACTTCTTCAAATTTTTTAAAATTATTTGTGTCGATATTTAAATAATTTTTGCTTATATCTTTTATAATGGTTGAGTTTGAAATATTTTTATTCCATGCTTTGCTATATTTTCTATTAGTTAATGACATATATACAGGTTCTATAAAATACCACATAACTTTAGTTACAGATGAATCAATAGATATTTCTTCAATAATTTTATCATAGTTATATATAAGAAATATTTTTTCTCTTTTTATACCTTCTTCTTCCCACATAACAATAATAGGATCTTTTCCTGTTATTTCTAATAATTCTGTAAATCCCATTTTATCATAGAAAATAATACTACCACACATACACCATGAGAATATATCTTCTACAATGTTTAATTCTATGATATCAGCATTATCGAACGCTGATTCTACACCTTTCAGAATTATTTTTACTGTAAATTTACCTGATTGCATTATAAATTAAATATCCTCTCCATATCCCTTTGAATTAAAGGAATAAATTCTTGTTTTAATGCTACTAATGAATCACCTTCTGATAATTCTTCAAATGGATTCATAATATTATTAGATAAACACATTATCCACCAAGGCTGTATATCCCCATAATAAGAAAATGATAAATTTTCCCACCAAGGATTAACAACCCCAAGGGTGTCGAGATTAGATACATTTTCCATTATTGTATCATCAATAGAAAATGATTTAAATATATTTACAAATATATTATCATTCTCATCTTTTAAAATATCTAACATTCTTAATATTGATGAATTATTCAATATATTTCCTTTTATTTCATAATATGTTTTATTTGTTTTTGTTATTTCCATTAATTACCTCATTTATTTTTAGGAAGAATATTAATTTTTGAATTATTACTTTCAGCATTTTCAGCCCTTTCATAAGCGATGGCCCTTTCTTGCTGTATTACAGTTATTTTGTCATGCTTAGTATATGGATTATTATAAAATAATCTTTGTTCAAGTGGTCTATATTCCATAAATGATAATCTTACTTCACATCTTGATGGATACCCCCCGATCCAAGGACCCCTCCATGTTGGTTGTACTGATTTTAAAACAGCTAGATCACAATAAAATAAATCTCCAGGTTCAGTTCTTATCTCAAAAAGATATGGTAAGATGATGTCTGCATTAGCCTTAGCATCTGGGATAACACCAAATGATGGTGATGAAAACATTTCTAACATTTTTATAGGTAAAACAACATTTTCATGGTTTTTGTATTTTTCTGTATTGATTAATTGAAACATAAGTTCCCAACTTCTTCTTTCAGAACCCTTATATTGTAAAGGTGTATCAACTCTAGTATTTGCAACATATCCACCAGTTGCTCCTAGTGATAGTAAATTTAATCCCTTTCCTGCTAATTCTTTTACAGTCGTTCCAATATTAGATAAATCCATTTTTGACCACATATCTGATGCACCATTAACCATTCCTTTAAAAAACTCTGGTAAATTGTTTAATCCATATCCACTTATCATACCCTTTGCTTGTTCTGGTAATTTAATGGCATATTCTGAAAATGATTGTGAAAGAATTGCTGCCCATGAATCATAAGCATCCCAAGAGTGTGATAATTGTTCCATTATTTCCATCGATGATAAGAATTTAAATCTATATGATTCAGCATCTAATTTTCTCGCAATACCTTCTCTAGATTTTAATGGATCTATCCCTGTTGTAAATGCTGATTTAGCTCTTATATTATTAGTTAGTTTATATATTGGTATTGCTTTCATACTAACCCATATAAGATTATCATTTTCTTTCATAGCAAAACTAGGGGGATTTATAAATTCTCTCTTAATCTTAAATTCTATGTCAGAATCATCACCATGAATAGGATCATATGCGGAACTTTCTGATATTTTAACAGCTGGTTCTTTAATAATTGTTGAATTTATAAATTTTTCTATATTCATTGATAATCTCCTATCCTGTATATAAGTTTAATGCTACATTGAATGGAACTAATCCGATAGCATTAGCAAATATTGGTGTTCTATTTTGAGAACCAGAACCTACACTAGCAAGAGTTGTTGGTGCAACAGTGGATATGTTTACATTATCTTTTGACTCCTTTTCTTTATTTATAGTAGAAGATGGTGACATAGCTAGAGCCTTTTCTTTATCTAACGAGGCAACAGTATTTGCTGTCCCCATTTGATCTATGGATATTCCAGATGACATGTTTTGTGGGGACAAATTTCTACCTGATACTTCATTGTTATAGGCTAATAACATCCTAAGTTCATCTGTTCCAGCTCTTTTTGCAACACTTTCTCTTACTTTAGCAGAGGATTTTTTAAAGTTTTTACCAACATTGCTTGCTTTGTATTTCTGAACTGTTGTTATTATTTCAGCATCAGACATTTTTGATACATCTTTACCACTCTTTTTTAAAGCATCTATGATAACATCAGTGTTTCCGCCATATTGAACAGCTGTTGACCATATCATTTCCTGTACAGCTTTACCTCTTTTTGACAGATCATATTTCTTGGTAAGTTTTTCTAGTTGTGGATTATAGTGGGTTTCTTTAATAAATGCTTGTTGTGATTGACCAAATAAAGGATCTTTGGCTGCTAATTCCTTCCATTTATTATTGAATTGTGGTGTTCCAGGTGTCATTCCTTTAAATTCTTTAATGTATCCACTAGATTTTAGATATCTATTTAAGGTACTTTTTTCACCACCATTTGATGCTAATTGATATTTTCCATATGATGATCCTCCATGATCACCTTTACCAGAAGAAATAGTACCAACTCCTCTACCACCTGTTTCAAATTTTTCTGATATAAATCCTCTTACATCATTTACTTTACTTTTTACATAATCACCTACAGTACCAACAACAGAATTAGCTGTTTTTTCGAGTGTTTGTGCTACAGTACCCGCACTGTGTAAAGCATCAAATACTTTTTCACCAAAGTGTCCCTTTTCTATTCCTAATGCTTTACTAAGATTATAACCTGCATACATACCCCATTTCATAGGATCTAACATATCAAATCCTTTAGGCATTTCTGTCTGTTGTTTTTCATTTAGTAAATCATTTATACCACTACCTACAGAATATATAGCACCTCCAATAGCGACAGTTTTTCCAAATATTTTTCCGGTTGTTTTTAATGTATTACTTATTCCTGTTTTTGATCCTATTTCACCACCTTTTGGAACATTTTTAGTAGTTGATGGTGTTGTTGTTCTTGTGAAAATCCCAGGTAGTTTGATTCCTATTTTAGAGGCAAGACCTCCAAAAATATCCCAAACCCAACCACTTATTGACTTAAAAAGACTTACAATTGCTGTTTTTAAACCCCCACCACTTATTAAGGATGTAAATATATTTCCTATACTATTTTTTATAAATGTTCCTATTCCAATGAAGATAGGTAATATCTTTAATAATATAGATGATAAACTGGTTCCGATTCCTTTACGAAAATTAAAAAATCCTAAAAGGCTTTTGAAAGGTCCAATAATAATATTATCTATAATATTTTTTAGGAATCCCGGTTTTGTTTTGTCAGATGTATTATTTTTTTTTAATATTCTAGTAAGCAAGTCTGTATGCTTCTTTGATTCTTTGTGCATTTTATCTTTTTCAAATTTATTATTTTTCTTTTCTTCTTTAAAGATTTTTTCTGTATTTTTTGCAGTAATTTTAGTTGGATCATTTTCATCTTTTTTTCCAAATATTTTTCCAAATATTTTTCCAAATATTTTTTTACCAAAAAAACCCATGAGACTACCGAGGGGTTTAATAACACCTTTCCAAATAAAACTCGTTATTGCTGATACCAGTTGAATAACAGGTTGTAAATCATCTAACATTTTACCAAATATTTTACTAAATAATCCACTAGTAATATTTCCAAGATTAGAAAATAATGTTTTTGTTTGGTAACTAATTGTTGTATATGTTTTTGATAACATTTTACCCATTTCAGATGACACCGTTTTAGTAAACATTCTAGCAGCAAACGATTGTTGTTTTAGTGATGCTTTGAAAAAATCATTTGTTTTCTTTGTGTCAAAGATACCATTATCACCTGATGACATTTTTCCTATCGTGTTCTTTTTTCCACCTCCAAGAACTTTAGCTAAACTATCTACGGAAATTATAAGTTTGTCTAATTTTGTGTCTAAAGATGGTGATGTATTTGCCATTTTATATATTCTCCATTAAAAATAAAAGTCTAAAAGGTATTTATAATAAATAGCCCTTTAGACCTTTAGATCCATGTAACTTTAAAGTTACAGCGGGGGTTTTACATTTTAATTTTTTCATTCTGAACTTGACTTTTCAAGTCTTTTATAACCATATTTACGAAAGCTTCTCTTTCGAAATCAGGCATAGCATTACTTTCTGATACAGAAATCCCAGCTTTGCTTGATAAATAATATTGATCCTCAGTAATACTTTGTAAAGTTATACCGTTACACAACACATATATTAATAGAAAAAATTTTCTACTGGAACCGCCTTCTTTTCTTTATAATGACATTGAGCACATTCAACATCAAAAGAAAAGTCAATTCCAAATTCATTCTTATCATACCACTCAGATATTTTCTCTTGTTCTGATTGTTGTATATTATCTAACAAAAAGATTTTATCCTCTAAAGGAAGATTATCTTCTTCTCCTTCTGGTGTAATTATAGATTTTATTGATAATCCATAAAGAACTGTTGTTAATTCTAGTGTTTTTTGAATTTCACTAATATCTTCACCTTTATGTTTATCATTAATCATATCAATAGCTTGTTTCTGCATATTTCTTGTTACTAATGATAATCGTACAGAGATATTGTCATTTAATTTTACAATATCCCATCCATCAATAGAAATTGTTGGGACTTTAATATACTCTTTCTTTTTCTCAACAAGAGACCTCTTTTTTGTTTGTTTATTTATAACTTCTTCTGATTTTTTTTCAACTTTTTTTGTAAGTGTAGTAACAGTTAATTCAGATAATTTAAGCATTTGTTGTGTTTGTGACCCACAGCTTGTACATTCTGTTTGAAATCCATAAAGATTTCCTCTTGTAGCTTTCCTTATTTCAACAAGAAGATAAAATCTATCTTGTAGATATAATTTTCTTACATCAAAATCATTGGGTTTTATAACACATTCATTTATTAAATCATCTAAAGAATCTTCGATGCTCATGGGATCATTAGATGTTTCATAAAGTAATAGTTTTTTAATCTGACCTGTTGTTACTGGTTTAAATGATATGGTATCACCGCTACCAGGTAGTTCTGTTTCAAATACATATGTATTTAAATAATCTTTAAATGATGACATATTTTATCCTCCACAATCTTTTAATTATTTTCTTAATATTATTTATATAAAAAATAGAAGTAGAAATTTTGATAATTACAAATATACCTCCTTTAACATTTTTATTTCATTAATCCTTCTAAACCTAATGCTCTTACAGCTTTTCTACCAGTTTTTAATATACCAGATTCTTCTTGATCCGTTACAGTGTGATATTGATACGAAAATGTTATATCTACTGTGGCAAATTCATTATTAGAATAATCTAAATCAACTTGACCTATTGTTTTTGGCCAAGCTGAATATAACGTGTATGTACAAATAGGATAACCATCAATACCTAATAATTGTATAACCTGATCTGTCATATATTCATTTGGTTTTCCATATGTATTAGTTTCTGGATTGTGCATTAAAAGATGCCAATCCCAAAATTTTCTTAGTATGGAGGCATCTTGATTTACTAAAAATGTCACATTCCAGTCTTGTGATCTTCTAACACTCGACATTTTATATTCTTGTCCACACCAATGTGTTGATGTTTCTTCGATGCTTGTTTCTGGTAAAAATGTTGATTTTATAAAATATTTGAAATCTTCTGTACCGAATCCCGATCCATATACATTTATACCTGTTTCTACAGCAGTTCCGAGTGCATTCTTAGCTATTTTTGATATATCAGATATACCTCCTTGGAGACCTGTTTGTATACCTGATTTTAAAGCATTTTGCATGCCAGGAAATTGAATTCTACATATAAATAAATACGCCCTAGCATTTGATCCTAAGAATTTTGTTCTATACGTTGTTATATCAAGATTTTTTTTACTATTATCACCAAATATAAATGTTTTAGCATCTTCAATAGTTGATTCTACTCTTCCTTTTATATATTTGGGTAATTCTATTGGCATATTTAAAACCTCGGTATTTTAAGAGCAGACCCTGTAATTTTATTGAACAGAGCTTTTAATAATGAATTTGTTTCCGCATTTTCTTTTTCTTTTAATGTTATATAATATTGATATGAAAATGTTATATCAACAGATGTTATATCAATATTACTATAATTAAGATCTGTTTGACTAATAGATAATGGCCAAGCATTCACAAGTTGATATGAACGAATTGCTTCCCCAACACCATTTATCAAATATAAAAATTGATCTTTCATATATACTTCTGGTTCAGATGATTTTTGTTCTGACGCATCATATATTAAATTATGCCAATCATTAAACATCCTTAGAATCTCTGTTTTTTCATCAACATTAAAGGATACGGACCAATTGCCATAACTTCTATTACCAGCCATTTTAAATGTATGACCAGGATAAGGAATTGAAATATCCTCAAAACTACTTTCTGGTATACTTGTAGATTTTACTAAATATGGTACAAAATCATTAGCGGATCCATATCCAAATGGGGTTAATAAAGATCGATAATTTTGTTTTTCAATATTATTAATACCAGATGGAAATTGAATAAGAGCATAGAAAAGATAAGACCTTGCACCACCAAGAAATCTTGTTTTATATGTATCAATATCAAAATTTATTTTCATTCAGTACATCCTTTTATAAAGGTGGAATAAGTATCCCACCTTTATTTATTTTAACCAAATATAGGAGCTACACCATAAGTAGCTTTATCGGTTACATGATAGATGTAAGAGAATGTGACATCAAATTGCACCACATCATTCTGACTATAGTCTAATGTGGAAGCATTGATTGTTCTTGGCCAACAACCATATAATTTATATTTTGTTATTGGTTTGCCATCTAATCCTAAAAGATCAACTTGTTGGTCAATCATATAATTGGCAGGATTAGTATAGGTATTAGTTGTTGGATCATGGATTAAAGACATCCAGTTTTGATAATATGCAAGAATGTTTGCATCTGCATCTACATTAAAAGCAACCGTCCAATCAGTATATGTATATTTACCAGCGACTTTGTAATCAAACCCCTGCCAGGACAATGGTATATCTTCAATAGATGTTTCTGGTAATGATGTTGATCGTACAAGATAAGTTGCTTTATCTGATTCTACACCCACACTACCTGGAAATATTGGTTTGTAGTAAAATAGATATGCTCTTGCCCCTCCTTGGAAATTAGCTCTATAGCTGTCAATATCAAATCTCATTTTGTATCCTCCTTGGTAATAAAGGCTTTAACTTTATTTAAACATAATTGTTTATTATTTTTCCATTCTTTTTCATATATAGTCAATAACCCTATATTTTTTCTTTTACTTTCATTTATTTTTATTTCATCTAATATAATTTTATTTTTCATTGAATGCCAATAAGTACCATTAAATTCTATTGCTTTATTTATATCAGGTAACAAAATATCTAACTCTAAATAACAATTAGTTTTTTTATTTTTTATTGTTTTCCTATCATTATTTATGATAGAACCATTATATATAGAACTAATAAAATTTAAAATTTCTTTTTCTGGTTCTGATCTACCATTTTTATATTTGCATAGAGGGCATCTTTGTCCTTGTTGAAAGTTATTAAATCTCATTTCAAATTCATGGTTTTTATTACATTTAATTCTTAATTTTCTATATGTATTTATATATTTTCTTGATAATAAATTATATCCTTTATTTTTAATGAATGTTTTTACATAATCATATGATAATTTTTTATTACCAGCACATATAGGACATTTATATCCATTACGAAAATTAGACAACGAACTATAAAATATATGATTATTTGGGCATAATAACTTTAATTTAGAATTTGTATTTATATATTCCGTTGAAAATAATGTATATCCCCTTTCTTCAATATATAATTTTACATCATCAATCGTATATTTTTTACATTTTTTACATATTGGGCATCTATGATTTTGTTGAAAATCAGCCAATGTCATTTGAAATATATGATCTTTACTACACTTTATATCTAATTTTGTATGATTATTCATATATTCTGTGGAAAGCAAATGATAATTATCCTTTTCAATGAACTCTTTTACTTCTTTATATGTAAATTTAACTCTTCTCATATAGTACATTTATTTATAAAAAATATAAAAAAGCCAATGAATAATAACTCATTGGCTTTTTTGTTTATTTATTTATATTATATTTTTATCCTGTGGTAAATCCACCAACTTCTGAGAAGCTCGTTCCAGTTTTTGTAGCGATAAAATTCAGTACAATGAATTCAGCAGCTCTAACTGGTTTGATGTAAATATCACACCAAAGTTCCCCACGGTCAATCCTTTCAGGGGTATTGTTTGTTTCATTACATATGACTAGATAATCATATATACCTCTACGAGCCTTTACATCCCTCAAGAATGGATCGATCATATTAACTAAGAGTAATCTTGAAATATCATCATTAGGTTCAAATAAGAAATATCTTGATGCTGTAGCAATAGCCTTTTCAAGAACCATGAACAACCTACGAATATTGATTCTATTAAAATCTGAATCTTTATCTAATAGTGTTTTCTGTCCATATATAAGTTTACCCATTCCTGATAAACTAATAATAGGATTAATTCTATTTTTATAGATAATATTTCTATCACCAAAATTTGCATTCCATCCTAACCTTCGTGCATTTGTAATAATAGCTCTATTAGGACCGGCTGGTGCAAACCATGATTCTGAGATATTATCATTATTAGCAAATAATCCTGCTACTAATCCTGATGGTGGGCACCACCTATATTTACCATTCCATTTATCATATACTTCAATCCAATTACCATAAATACAAGCATATGATGAATTAATTGATAATGTATTTACATATGATACAAGAAGTCCAACTTCTTCTGTTCTATGACCTACAACGGTGGACATTGGAGGGTCAAGAATCGCCATTGAATCCATTCTAGCTTCACAAATATCAACAATGTGCTTTTTAATTTCATCCGATTTAATACTTTCTATAAAGATATTCACATCAATTTCTTCTGGGTTTTCATATAAATCTAATGCATCAATAATACTAGTTTCATCGGCCGTTTCAAAGTCAGTATCTCCTCCTGTTCCCATCGTTAAATACAACCATTCTGATGTAAAAAAATCGGAAACATCATATATGGGTGTGTATGTTGACTGATTTAATGATACTCTAATATAGTTAGAAGATTCATTAATCATAGTTTCTACAAATCTTTTTCTTCCTGTATCATCATAAGCATTTGGGTCTAATGATACATTAAATATTTCTCGTGTTACCCAATTTGATGTGCCACCACTGATAGGTTCAGTTAATTCTGTTTGATCTATACCCGGTAATGATTGGTCTATTGTTTGTACTAATACTAAAAATGAATGGTCATCTTCAATAGAATTATCAGATCTACCGATTGCTGCTGAGGTGCTCCATGTTATGCTTGAATCGGGAAAGAGTGTTCTCTCATCAATAACCCATTGGGATTGGTCTATATAGGCGTCTTTTCCAGCGATAGCGATCCTTATTCTGTTTCCCCACACACCCCTTGATAATGCTGTTATACTCATAAACCCTAACGGATCTATATATTCAAAATCATCAACATCCCCACTACCACCGGCATCAACAATATTATCGGACATATCCACTAATGTTCTGGGTGAATATGAAGCTGATGTTACAACGGAATTTGTTTCTGTAATTTCTAACCCTGCAAATGTAGCTGATGTATTTAAAGAACGAGTGCAATAAAGCATGTTACCATATTTTAAATATCCAGCAGCTGAAAGAATATCTCTATAACATTCAACTTTATTTGTTGGTTTGCCAAATACAGTAATTAGATCATTTATAGAACTGATGAATTGTTTTTTTAATTCTGGACCTTTGTATGTATCTCTAAGGATGATAACACCAACAGAGGTCGAAACGGCTGGTATTGTTGTGGTTGCATCATATTCCTGAATATCCACAAGCGGACTTATGTAACTTGCCATTATTTTTGTTCCTCCTAAAGTTTTTATTTATTTATATTATTTATATTATTTATATTATTTATATGAATAATTTATTTATGCTGGGTATGCAAGAGATATTGTATATGTAACTGTTAATTGTCCACCAACTAAAACATCTATTGATGGTGATATAACATCTCTACATGACATAAGTAAACCATTATTACTATTCCAATCATTTATACATGATTCTGTTACTGTTATAGTACTTGGCGAATTATTATTCATTATTCTTGTAAGGGTAGCATCCCATGTTTTTGTTCCACTTGTATACTGTACTGTTGTATTACTTTGGGTTGCATATAATAATTGATTAGTTGATGTCCCGTTTATAATCATAGTTCCTAAATTATATTGTTCAAAACTTTCTGCTGTACTACTTCCACCAACTATAATACCATATGTAGATGTATTAAGCCCCCCTATAATAGAATATGATGTGTTAAAACCTCTATTTCTATTTGTATTATTTATATCTTTTGATGTTAAGTATCCAGCACCATATGTACTACCAGTTGGTGTATAGTTTGTAATTATACCAAAGATAGCATTATAAAAGTTCCTTACAGGTGAATGACTTCTCTCATCATATAAGCCTATAATATTATTATCTATTTTAGATTCAATTCTCAATCTTGTCATAGGTACAGGTATACCTAATTTTCTGGATAATCTTTCAAGTTCTAAATAATCTTCTTCGTTTTTCATATATTCTCCTTATATACTCGCAGAAACAGATATTGTTGGTTCTGGGATAGTAATATTTTTATTGATTGATAGTGGTGTTTCATTAATCACAGATAATGAGGCACTAATATTAAATGATGGTATGATTATAGTCATGGTAATATTACCTGGCCAAATTAATACATCACCAACATACATTTTTTGTATACTATCAACACCAATATAAAATTTTTGTGCATCATTTATTAACATATTTATCCTATTATTATATAAAGAGTGGTCGATATAGGACTTTGTATAGCATCATATTCTGCTTGTGTTAATTTTACTATAGTAGTTATATCATCTGAATACACATTACCAGTACCGGATCCACTTGTGCCAGATGTGCCTGAAATACCAGTTGATCCATCTATACCACTTGTACCAGAGCTACCGGATGTGCCAGATGTACCAGATGTACCGGTTCCAGATGAACCGGATGTACCACTTATTCCAGATGTACCAGAGCTACCGGATGTTCCCCATCCACTTGTACCAGATGTACCGGTTCCGCCAGATGTGCTAGATGTGCCAGATGTACCGGAACTACCAGATGTCCCCCATCCAGATGAACCACTTGAACCAGATGAACCGGATATACCAGAGCTACCGGATGTGCTAGATGTGCCAGATGTACCATTTACACCAGATGTACCAGAGCTACCAGAT